GTAAGCCCAGAATCCGCAGCCAATTGTTGGCCGATGTGGATTCGGTTGTTAAATCAACCGACGCGCATCACCTCTGTAAGGTGACGCGGCTTACGCGCTTCGCGTAAGTCCCTGCCACAATCACTTTGTGGTCGAATACCCCCAGATCGTGGGGGAATCCATCCGTGAACTCGGTGTAGTCCACGTGGAGCATTGCTCCAGGATCAGGAATATATTCCTGATCCATAGGTATTGCCGTAGCAATATCTATTGGGAGGCGATACGTATCGTCTACCCGTCCAGTCAAATAAATGACTGGATCCAAAGCCAACACATAGTGGGGCTTTAAGGTTCTGCCTTCACAGGCATACCTGACCTTGTGACATAACTTTATGTCACGGGTGACAATCCCAATAATTTCTTTGGGTTCGTCTGGAATCATATGTATGATATATGAATCCGACTCAAGCACGAGATTGAGTCTCTGCACTACCCTTGGTGGTAGTGCCGTGCCCTCCTGTATCATGCTCAGGACGGCGGGGAAGGACATTTCTTCAAAAGATATCTCCCTCTCAGCCCAGTCGTTGAATAAATCACGACTGGACGGGTAAGGTTCTGTGACCTTACTCCAACCCAGGTTCATGGGATCCATGCCTGGGATTTTCGACTTGTAAACAAAATACGTGTCGATGTCCTGGAAGGAAAATCCAGGATTCCTCCACTTTTCTATGAAGTGGCGGTATTCGATTTGGGGCTCGCTTTGGCCACCATCGAATTTCCTGTCAATTGAAAAGACAGGCTCTGCAGGGGTTCTCCCCTGCAGCAGGTCCTTATAATAAAGACCTCTAGCAAGCCTAAAAAAGGTTTGCTGAGGCTTCTCAATTTCACGAAACCTCATGGAGCGAAGCATAATCTTCGCTTCCTCAGTTCTTGGTTCAAGAACTGCCTCGGGGGGTAATAACCCCTTGAGACCTTCCAGCTTTGGAAGGTACAGGTGGTGTTTATGCACTACCTTGTCAAGTCTGTCTGATCTGACAAACTTGTGACTGAACATGTTGTTCAGTAGTGAGACCATTCTGAATTTGGTCTCACGGGGGTTGTGGGTTTTATCGTCCACTACCCTCCTTAGGAATTCCGGTGAATGCGGGAATCCTCCATCACCACCCATTTCAAGGGGGGTGTATGGACAACGAGTGTCTTTGTCCTGCGGTACCAACACATGTTGGTACAGCGATGCCATTGCAAAGTGCAGCCTGGCATCTTGGTTAACTTGGTTAACCCATCGCGACTCTTTTCCTAAGAGCGCGAATCTGCCTTGATTTGTGGCAGAATACGCATCTGTCTCCAGTTGCGTGGGAATCAGAAGTCTGATTCTCGGGTAGTCTAAATATAATAGCTCCTTGCCCCGTCTCATTCGGACGTGGTTGGTATCATGCGCATATTGCGGCAAAATGGTACCCTCTTCGCAATAGAAAGCGAAGTGCTCGGAGATGTACGTATCATCTTCCGATATCTTAAAAAACTTTTCAAGATTAAGCAAATGATTGCTCAATTGCTTGCGGTGAGAACTCAAAGCTATCTCATCGTCACCTACCAATGTGTAGGTGGAAAGTAGACTTAGTCTACAGCAGTAGTCATGGACTACAGTTAACATGAATTTAGTCATCATGTCACCCATCAGCCAAGACCTCTTGGCTGTGACAAGACCAAACCCTTGGCCTTGTGGTACAAAGCAGTAGCGCTTTGAACAATACAGTGTTTTCATAAGCACTGATAGACCCCTGGGCATACCAGGGGTGAGTCTTATCATATAATGTAAGACCTCTCTGGCAACATCCTTGTTGCCAAAGTCAGTTGCCTCAGACAAATCTGTCGAAAGGGCATACACATTGCCCTCTTGCAATGTGTCCCAATTCTCATTTTGAGGATTGAGGGTCTGTTGGAGGAATCTCCACAGATGCCGATCTGCTCGCAGACCGGATTGCACCCCCTTTGATTTGAGGGTTGCTTGGTATACATGTGCAAATATGCCCATGAGAACCTGGTACGCATAAGGTGCGACCGTTATCGTCCTAGCCTTTCCAGGCTCTGCGACGACATGCACACGTACGCAACGTACGTATGCAGGGTGGTGCAATATATTATGCACCGCCCAGTTTAGGACATCTTCAGATGTTCTAACAGGGACCGGGGTTATGTACTCCGGCTCCAAGGTCTCGAAATTATATCGAGCCTTCAGCGACTTGCTTCGTGCAAGTTGCTGTAGAAAAGTGGTCTTTCCACCTTTCGCGCGCGTCTTTTCCAAACACGCGGTAGTCCCTACAGAAAGGACTGCCTTCGAGGGATCAGCATCCCTCGCTCCACCCAGTGTTTCAATAAGAACCGCTGGGTCCATCTGCACCTTTTCAGAAGGTGTAGACACCGTCGAGATAAACTTCTCGATGGAGGTTCGCAGCATCTTATTGTCTGCTAGCCCTGTTGCCCTGGTTTGTGTCCAGAGCAATACGTACCTACCGAAATCGGTAGGTCCGTCGAAGTCCTGCTTCTTTTGGCAGGACCTCAAGTAAGGCAACATAGTTGCCTTACAGGGGACATCATCTATGTGTCCCCTAAGGGCGAATGCCTTACGCATCGCCTTCTTGAGAGATTTGAAATCTCTCTGGAAAAGTGCATAGTTATTTGCACAGTTCTCTAACGCCCATCGCGTTAGGTGGTCCACTTCTTCGTGGGCCGGTTCCTCTACTGAGCTGATCAGTAAGGGGAGGACAGTGGCGTCGGCTGTATGCCACCACTGCCTAACCCGGCCAAGTTTACCCTGGTCGAGTTCATTTTGCAACTTCGTTGCAAAGTGATTACTTGTACGATAGTACAAGTTCCTCAGAAGTAAGGACTTCTGTTGTCTTGGTTCAAACTGATCCAAGAATGCGGGTGCTCGGCGCACCCTCAAGACTTTCTCCTGGAAACCGGG